TCCTTGGGGTTATACCTTTTATAATCCTAAGTATGATTCTAAAAAACTTATTGTTGCTGGTCGCAAAACTAATGTAACTTTTACAGGTAAGAGTTATATAGAAGTCCAGGCAGGTCAGCAGAAAATGAAAAACCTGGCAACAATGTATGCGTTAAAGCCAGATTACGATATAGCTATTGAATGGGCACTAGGCTCAGTAACTAGCTCTCAAAGACGTAAATGGAAACGCACTATGAAATCGGAGGTCTTTAAAAAGATGGTACGAGAAGAATTATCAAGTCTATTAGAAGAGCATGGCTTAAATGAAAAGTATACTCTTAATTTATTAGAGGATGCGATTAGAATGGCTAAGGACAAGAAAGATGTTCCTAGTATAATGCGTGCTGTGGAAAACTTACAGGATATGCATGGCATGAAAGAAAAGTATATGGAGAAAACGGTAGATAAGATAGAGTCTAAATCTGTTTCTATGATTGATGATATAGTAAAAGAAGAATCACACATAGAAGCATCAAGGACTACTACTAAACCTATAGATGAGTGATTACGAAGAACGCTATGCTCAACAGCAGGCGTTAAAGAAATTATATACTAATATGGCATTGTTTGGAAGGTACTGCTTCCCAACAGCCCTCAAAAAGGAGATACCTCCTTTTCACTTCAATATCTACAAGTCCTTATCCGACAACGAACAGCGAAGGGTCGCAATAGCGGCCCCTCGTGGTACAGCCAAGAGTACAACTACCTCACTTATATTCCCATTATGGAAAGCTGCGTTTAAACGTAGTGATGAGGATTTGTTTATTGTTATTATATCAGAATCACAAACTCAGTCAATTAACTTCTTATCTAGAATCAAATATCATTTAAGTCATTCAGATACATTTAGAGAATTGTTTGGAGAAATGGGACCTACTACTGCTAAGAGATGGACTAACAATGATGTTATACTTGCTAATGGTACTAGAATTATAGCTGTGGGTACAGGACAAAGAGTTAGAGGGTTTATTGAGGGAGATACAAGACCTAACTTAATTATTGTAGACGACTTTGAGTCTGAACTAAATGCGTATACACCAGAAGCTAGAGCTAAGAATAAAAAGTGGATGACTGAAGCGGTAATACCATCGTTATCAGATGATGGTAAATTAGTAATGATTGGCACGGTTATATCAGAAGATTGTTTTTTGTATTGGATAAAAGAATCTGCTTCATGGAATGTTCTATGGTATAGTATATGGGATGACGATGAGAAAAGTATATGGCCTGAACGATTTCCGCATGAGCGTATAATGCAGATAAAAGACGAATTTGCTAGTATTGGTAACTTAAATGGATTTTACCAAGAGTATATGAATATTGCTCAGTCACCAGATAACGCACCATTTAAACCTGAGTGGATACAGATGCATCACTACGATTATGAGATACGTAATGGACAGGGATGTCTAGTTAGGACAATAGACGAAGAAGAAAAGATAATACCTGTCGAAGTGTATTCAGGAGTAGACCCCGCATCTTCATTGTCAGCTAGAGCAGACTATTTTGTTATTGCTACTATTGGCGTAGACAATGAAAATAATAAATATGTAATAGATATTAAAAGAGAACGAGTTACTCCTTCTAAACAGCCAGATATGATTATTGATACATTTACAAAGTTTAAACCTAGACGAGTTAAGATAGAGACGACAGGTTATCAGGAAGCGTTGCGTGTAGGTGTTAGAGATATAATGAAAGAAAAAGGGTTATACATACCAGGATTAGAGGCTGGTGTAAAACCAAGAACTAGAAAATCAGAACGATTATTGTCTATGGTCCCAATGTTTGCTAGAAAACAATTTTATTTTAGACCAGAAGACATAAAACCCCAACAAGAATTTCTATCATACCCTAGAGGAAAACACGATGATGTTATGGATGCTGTATGGACAGCATTAGATGGAGCAAAGCCGTGTAGACTTAAAGAATATGACGAAAAAAAGTATGATAAAAAGAAGAAAAAGAAATTCCTTGATTGGATGACTATGTAGGAGTTAAATTGCAAGATGGCATATACCGCAAAAAGAAAACTTTCAGGCAAACCCTTAGTTGATGAAACATTAGACCTATTCCAGAAATATGGTTCTAAACGTGATAACTGGGCTAAGCATGCAAAAGAAGATAAAGAATTTAGATTAGGTCGTCAATGGACGCAAGAGCAAGAGGATATATTAAAAGCTAGAGGTCAAGCGCCTGTAGTTGTAAATAGAGTACATCCTGCTGTTGAAGCCGCAAAATCTATGATGTCTGCAAACAGACCATCATTTAGAGTAGCTCCTAGAGAAGATTCTGATAATAAGGTAGCACAAGTTATGAGTGCTATGCTTGCGTATATGTATGATATATCTGATGGGCGAACCGCAGTACGGCAAATGATAGATGACTATTATGTAATGGGGCTAGGATATATACACGTATACCAAGACCCAATGATGGATATGGGTAAGGGAGAAGTTTGTATTCACGATGTAGACCCACTTGATGTATATGTAGACCCAAATAGTAGAGATAGATTCTTTAATGACGCCGAAAATATTATTATATCTAGATTATTTACTAGAGAGCAAGCTGCTAACTTATATCCTATGTATGAAAAAGCTATTAAGAATGCTGCTAATAACGCTGGTGATTATGACCATGATAGACCAGAAACAGGTAGAGCTAACGATATGTCTACTCATTTTCCTGAAGATGTAGATAGAACAGATAATACTGAATATCTTAGAGGTTATGAGCGTTATTATAAAATAATGGTTGAAAGATATAGAGTTTATGAAATATGGAGTAAAAAAGAATTATTATTAAATGAAGATGAATATGCTAACTACGTTCAACAACAAGCATATATAATTAATGGCGAAATAATTGATGACCCCGCACAAGCAAAGGTAATTTTATCTCAATTAGAACAACAACGACAACAGTATCAGACTCAAATGGAATCTGGTATGACGGGTATGGGATTAGATGGGAATGCAGAAATTCCTATTGCTCCTGAGCCTATTAATGTTGAAGAGGTAAGTTTTGCAGAACTTATTGAACGACAACTAATACAAACGGTTGTAACTCAAATCAAACGAGTTAAAATGTGCGTTATAATGGGTGATAAGCATTTATACAGCAGAGAACTTCCAATAGAAGATTATCCAATTGTACCATTTATGAGTTTACATACAAGAACTCCTTATCCTCAATCTGATGTAAGGATGATAAAAGGGCTTCAAGAATATATAAATAAAATGCGTTCGTTAATAGTAGCGCATGCAACAACAAGTACTAATACTAAGATACTTGTTCCAGAAGGTAGTGTAGACATGTCAGAATTTGAGCAGAAATGGGCTCAGCCTGGTGTCGCAATTCCTTATGACCCAACAGATGGCGCACCAATGCCTGTTCAACCCTCTCCGCTTCCAAACGAACTTTATAGCGGTGAGCAAGTAGCTAAGCAAGATATCGACCATCAGTTAGGATTATATGAAATGATGATGGGTAATGCCCAAGCTGCTCCACAAACCTACAAGGCTACTATTAGTCTTGATGAATTTGGACAAAGAAAAATTAAATCAAAATTAGCTGATATTGAAGCTGGTTTGACTAAAGTTGGTCAAATAGCCATACCTTTAATGCAGCAGTTGTATACGCAAGAAAAAGTGTTTAGAGTAATACAACCTAATAACTCATTGAGTGAATTTGTTGTTAATAAAAAGCTTATTGACGATAAAACAAATGAAATTACTACATTTAATGATATTACAGTTGGAAAATATGACGTAATTTATCTATCAGGTAGTACATTACCTTCTAACAGATATGCAGAACTTGAGTTTTACATGGATGCTTATCAGAAAGGATTGGTTGATAGAATTGAGGTTCTCAAGAAGACAGAAGTATTTGATATGGAGGGTGTTGTTGAAAGAACCGACCAAGTCGGACAACTACAAACACAATTGCAACAAGCAGTCGATGAAATTAAAAAATTAAAGGGTGATTTACAAACTAGAGATAGAGAGTCAATTAACCTTAGGAAAAGAATTGAAGTTGAGAAGTTTAAAACAGAACTTGACCAAGTTAGTAATAAAGCGAAAGCTGCAAGCTCTGTTTATGAAAAACGACTTGACGACAATATGGCCGTAATCAAGCGTGATATCGCTGGTTCAATAAAAACAGAGGCTTCTACCCCCGTAAGCGGCGAACAGGGCAAGCCGAAAGTGAGTAAAAAGAAATGACAGACAACATAGATACCCCGATGGAAAGCGCTAATCCAAATGATGCAACTTCTGCATTTGAAGGACCATGGCCAACAGAAGGCTCTAATGATAGCATGTCGATTGAGGATGCTTTTTTAGGTACTCAGGAAACAACAGAAACACAGGAACAGGCTCCAGCAGTAGCTGAAACCCCTGAACCTGCTCCAATACAGGAACAAGCACAAGAGTATTCTGCTAAAAATGATGAAAAACGATTTGAGTACTGGCAAAGCCAAACTGCTCAGCGTGATAATCAATTGGCAGAAATTCAGCGTCAAAATGAGCAATTACAGTCTCAAATGCAAGCAATGCAAGTTCCACAACAAGAAGCAGAACCTGTCGAAGAGTTCCCTGAGCCACCAGAAAGACCCCAAAAACCTAGAGGCTATAGCAGAGAGGAAGCGTATAGCGACCCTACTAGTGATAGCGCTAGGTACTTAGATGAATATGAGGAATGGCGTGATAACATGTCTGAATACGCTACTTTAAAACAAGAGTATACCGTAACTCAGATGCAAGAAAAGTTTGATGCTCAAGAGAAATCTAGGCAAGATGAAATACAAAGACAACAGGCGCATGCAGCTCAACAGCAGCAAATGGCTGATGTCAATACTCATCTTCAAGGTCATTATGGATTTAATGATTCTGATGCTCAAGAGTTTATCCAACAGATGTCAGACCCCAATTCACTTAGTTTAGATAATCTTGTACAGTTATATAGATTGCAGAAAGGCCAAGGCCAACCACAAGCTAATGCTGGACCAAGTCCTGAGTTTCAACAAACACAAAGAGCTCAGCAGATACCATCTCCGATGGGTGTTCAGACAGGTCAAGGTGGCGGGAATGATGCAAGAAGTGACTCTGATAAGATTATGGATAATATGATAGGGGAGTTCAATAAGAACAACCCTTGGTAACCAACTCTACTCGAAGGTCCCACGACAGCTGAGAGAGAGTTAATTAAGAGTAAAAGGAGACACAATGGCTAATTTCACAAGTATAAGTGCAAATCAAGCTGGTACAGGTGTAGACTTAGACAATACTCGTAGAAAGTTTAATTTTGGTGATAGGGTTGCCGAACTTGCTCCTCAGCAAAGTCCTTTCTTCGTGTATTTAAATAAAGTTGCAAAAAAAGCTACTA